CAGCCTTGACGCTAGGCCACCACTTCCTTAGTTGGTCAGGCTCGATATATTTGAATTCCGTCATCCGACAATAATGTATCCGTAAGTTTTGTCAGCAGTAGCGTTAGCCCAATGACTAATCGTTGCTTGACCTTGTTGTTGTGTAGAAACGTATAAGTTCGTTGTAGCCGATGGTGCAAGGTAAGACATCGTAATGATAGTCGATGGCGTTGCTGGCCTAGTCGGACTCGTATCAGTCGGGTAATGCTCCAAAGAAACGTCAGTATTACTAACCCGCCACATTACCTCAACATAGTCATTAGCGTTCATTTCCAGAACGTAATTCATCGCAGCAATCAGGTGACTAGGATCGCCCGCACTCTTTCTAGGTGGCAAATAAAATTTACTATTAGAGCCAGCTACGTTAGTGCCATTCTTACGGAACCAAATATCTACGTCCTGACCATCGTTTGACGTATTCTTAAATTGGAAAGAAAACTGGATGTTGTAAATCCCATAATTCCTGACGTTTAGCTTAGAACTATCGGAAATGTAGATTCCATTGGAATAATCTGTCGTATTAAACGTAACCGCATAGGCCGTTGTGGTGTTAGCCGCAGTCTGGTCTGTAGAGTCCTGAAACGCCCCATAGGGAGCCGAATCAGCTTCAGCAGCCGCAGATATAGGGACGAAGAAAATCAGGCTGTCGTAGCCTATACGCTCGTCGTAGAGGGTAGTTGTAGTCGCATTGCCAGTCGCTAGGGTAATCAGACCTGTGTTATTGGTCTTTCCGTCCATAATGCCACGAACGACCTCAGCAACAGACCTCTGATCCCCTCCAAATGGCGGTAATGTACGAAACTGAGTCATCGATTACCCTGCTTTGTAACGTCTACCTCTAACATAACAGCAGTTTTCCAGTTATCCCCTGTCGGAGTCAGTCTTAGCCTGTGATATTCACCGTTAGAACGGATAGAAACACGGTTTTCAGCATCAGCAGGTACGTTAGAGCCGAATTCCACTTGTTCATTGAGCAAATCCCGGCTAGAAATAGCCACAGACCCACTCCCACCGTCCACAGTAGGCCGAACTAACGTCACCGTAGACCGACCTTCCGATATATCACCCGTCGTAATGTTCGCAGTCTTAGGCTGTCCTGAGAAAGCTACGATCTTAGCCCCTACAACACCCGCAAAAAGTAGCTGTCCACCTGCAAATACCCGTGAATCCAAAGGAATCTCTAGGGCATCAATGCTTGTATTGTAGTTATCAACCTGTTCTAACGTCGCTGATGGCGTTAAAACATAGGAAACTGATGTCGCTGTAGTTTCTATATACGACCACCTATCCAAATCAATCGAATAAATCAGCAAATACTTGCTAGCAAATGTCGTATTGAATTTCCAAACGATTAACTTACGGATCGGATCAACCGTAGCAGCCATTCCTGTCGGGATTTGGCTAGGAATCGCGTTATCAAAGAACCAACGATTGACCTTTTCTACCCCAATAGGTTTCGTATTTTGACCATCGCAAGCATAGAAACCGTCATCCGCTAGGAAATACGTCATCCCACCGTACTGAGCAATCGAGCCGTTAGAGATACATCCTAGAGACCGAGAAATAGCATCGAATTGAAAGAAAAACGGGGAGCCTGTATAGCTCATCCGATATATGGCACGTTCTAGGAAGACTAGGCCATATTCGCCACCCGCTAAACCTGTAATATCCCCACCGTCAGGGATGATCTGAGTATCCGACTGAGAAGCAGCACCGGGAGTCCAGTCCGTCTCATCGTTAATGTCCGACCAGTAAACCTTGCTGGTATCCGTCCCATCGTTAGCCGCTACGACGAAATCCCGAACTACCGTCACAAACTTAGCCGTAGGTGCAGCAGCAGCTAAGTCACCAAAGTAGGTAGAAATGCCAATCTCGTAAGCCTGTAGCTTGTCCTGACCGTTAGCCAGAATCATCTTAGCCCCGAACTGGGTAACATCCCAACCCTCTACAGCCGTGTAACCCGTAGTCGTTAGGGCATCTAAACTCGCATCGTTAGAGTCAAACTTGTAGATTTGAGTCGCTCCTGCCGCAAATAGATTCGTAGCACCTGCATACTTACCTGCAAACGTAATCAGCAAGTCCTGAGCAGCAGCATCCGAATAATCAGCCTCACCCGGAAATGGCGCATAACCGTTAGCAACCGGATAACAGTTCTTAGCATCAGTTACCGATCCTGCTACTCCCGGCTGATCTGGCAACCACTCACCTAATGGAATCTTCATTGTCTTGCCCAAGTATCTGTTGAAGCAGTCTGCGGAATCCAGAATTCATAACGCTCGTCGGTATAACCTAGCTCCCAATACCCAAACTCAACATAAGGATCAGCTAAGATATTCGCGTACCAAGTGTCTGCTATTGGATTAACTGTTGTCCAAATGTTACTAGAAGGAGATTGCTCAGTCCATGTATTCGGAACCGCAGGAACATCTGTCCATTCTTCACCAACAACCTGACCGTTAGCAGTAACCGTTACTGAGGGGTTTACAGCCGCATTACCAGCCCATATCGCTGTAGGATATACAACGACACTCGCTAGCCCAGTAATCGCCCCAGAACCGCTATAAACCACCCCGCCAAGGGCTGTAACCGTAGCTGTCCCTGTAACCGATCCTGAACTCGTCCTTACCCTAATCGCATTAGCACTAACTGTTGCACTACTGCTAATACTTCCAGCACCAAACTGAATCCTGATGCCGTTAGCTGTAACTGTTGCTGTTCCTGTAACACTACCACTACCAAACTGTACTCTACTTGCAAAAGCGGAAACAATCGCTTCTGCCGTTACCGATGCACTCCCGAACTCAAGAATCGCATCGCCTTCAGCATAGCCATATTCCCAGTAATCGTAGAGGACGTATTGGAGACTCATTCTTTAGGTATCTGTGCTTCAGATTGCTCTTTAATCTTCACCACCAAAGGCCACGCCCCTGACGATGTTGGTAAAGACCCCAGCGTCTGCAATATCCCATTCACTTCTTCTACGCTGAGCTTTAATGTGATCTCCATTACTTTGCCTCCAATGCGGCTACTTTCGCCTGTAGTGTTTCAATCATTTGCTGTTGTTCTTTAATCGCAGCGGTCAGGGTGGCTACTAGGAACGATGTGTCGATGCCTTGGGGCTTGATCGAGCCGTCTTCGTTGACTGCATCCTTCTCGCCGGTTACTGCTTGAGGGCAGATTTCGGCAAGTTCGTGAGCAATGAATCCTTCACCGTCAGAACCATCTGCTTTCCATGTGTAATTGCAAGGTTTAAGCAATGCGACTTTCGCCAATGCTCCGGTCATAGGCTGCACATTGTCTTTTAGGCGGTAGTCTGAAGATGTGTTGTAGGCAGTGGTCGTTGCGGTGATGCCAATCGTGCCGGTAGTAGTCCCGTTGTAATTGAATTCAGCGACAGTCCCAGTGCCCACCCCTGTATTCCGACGAATGAACAAAGCGGTGCCCCAATTACTGTCGTTTTTGATAATTGAAACGCCGTTAAGTACACCAGACCGAATGTCAACGCCAAAGCCGGGAGTGGAAAGGTCTGAAGATGTTTTTCCCACCAGCAGATTACCGCTGGTGTCGATACGGGCGCGTTCGGAACCGCCAGCGTAAAGATACATATTTAGACCACCAACCAGCAAATCTTTGTATGCGCTTGCGCCTCGGTCGTAAGAAATTACATCGCCACGATTGGCAACGGCTCCGTATAAAACCTCAACCCCCGCGCCGCTTGCTGGTGCTGTTGCTGCCGTTGTACGAATTGTTCCAACGACTTCCGTTTTGCAAGCTGGCGAACTCGTACCTATCCCCAAGTTCCCGCTGCTATCAAACCGAGCAACCTCTGTACCGCCTTCAGCAAAGGCTATGGTGTCAGCAGCAGGGAAGAATATCCCCGTATTGCTGTCTGTTCCTTCATAGGATGGATTCGATGCGGTTCCGTCTACACCAGATACACCGTTAGTTCCTGAGATAACGACAGGCATTATGCTGCTCCTTTTAACAAGGCTACTTCTGCTTTAGTTGCGTCTAGCTCTGCTTTGAGTTCTTGCAAAGCTGCGGTCAGGGTAGCGATGATAGACGCAGAGCCGGTATCGACCATTTGATATTCGGGATCGCCGTTAGCATCAACCTTGTCTTTCTCGCCAACTACGCTGTCAGGAAAAACTTCTTGCAATTCGTGAGCGATGAACCCAACGAACTCAGAGCCATCTACTTTCCAAGAGCCGACTGTTGGCTTAAGTAACGCCACCTTTGCAAGCGCGCCCGTCAGCGGGGATAGGTTTTCTTTCAGTCGATAGTCCGATGCAGAGCCATACGTCATGGTCGTTGTGCCGTTCGACGTAATCGCGCCTGCGGTTGTACCGCTGTTGCGGAACTGAATAAACGTGTTGCCGTTCTGACCGTTTGAGTCGTTAATTACGCAGCCAGCACCCGTATTTGAACTAAAAGTAACGCCGAACTTTTCAGAGTTGAACAGGGTGGTTCGGTTTACCAGCAGATTACCGCTGGAGTCGATACGGGCAACTTCTGCGCCATCACCTTTTTGCCACGCAAAATCAGTTGCACGATACGCTGCCGATACGTTAGCAGATGCAGCATCGTTCAAATAATTCACGCGAACAGTAGTTCCGGACGTTTGAAAAATAGCGTTATACCCAGTGCTTGTATTAACGTGGAGCTTACCGGCTGGCGAACTCGTACCAATCCCCACGTTCCCACTCGCATCAATCCTCATGCTCTCAACACCGCCCTCTGAGAAAGCAATCGTGTCAGCAGCAGGGGAGAAAATACCCGTGTTGGTATCGCCTGAGAACGTCAATGACGGGGCAGAAGCACTACCGCCTTGAATCGCCATAGGACTCGTTACAAACGATGCAGCACCCGCCGATGTCAGCGTAATAGCGTCTACACCGCCTACTTGGATAGCTGCACTGCCATCGACGTTAGCTTTTATTCCGGCTGTCAATTGGATTCTCCTTCATCTGCTGGCAATGGTTCGTTGCCCTCGGAAAGCCACTTCTGAAACTCTGGGTAGTCTTCTGTGCAAGTCAAACGGCATAAACCATCCTCGTCAATACGGGCGTAGATTGTTTTGCCGTCCATGTTAGTTGAGTGAATTTTGTAAATCATAGTTCGGCACTCCATGCTAGATAAGCAGATGATGTTTGTACACGAAAGGCTGAACCTTGTCCGGCAGTCAAACCTGACGAGACAGTAAAGCCAACCCTTGCGTTTCCATCTAATGCCGCACCAAATGACGGAACAGAATTGCACGTTGTTGAAGTAGTGCCATGCCCAATTGAGTAGTCCCCCGCCGTTCCTGACTGTTCCAAAGCGGTCGGATTAGTACGCATTGTTACTGGAAAAAATATCGTGCCGTTTGCTTGGGTTGTTGACTCATTAAACGATGAAGCAAAATACTGTCCGGCTGTTGTGCCTTTAAGTTTGTAGTAATACCGCTGGCACATCATCAACTCACGCCCGTAATCTCTGCGCTCGAACGGTGTTGCTACTGAGCCAGCTTCTAGTTGTACGCCGGTGATGTAGAAGGTGGCTGAGTTAGTTTCAATCAGTTTTGTTGCGCCTGTTGCTGAAACATAATTTGCGCTAGCCCATGATCCAGCAGTTCCACTAAGTGTAGAGCCAACACCAAGGCCGAAAAGTAAACGAATTCCAATGCCATTTGTAGCCAGCCAAGTGCCCGATGTTTCCCCTGCAATAGTTACTGACTTTTGTTCCCAAGTATTGGCCGCACTGATTGTGTATGTAAATGGATAACTACGAGTTGCCCCACTGTTTCGCAAAGACCCGCCAAAAGTTCCAGTGACACTTGAACGAACCCAGAACGACAATGTTACTGGAATGGCTGACGCAGTACCCCATGCAAAGTCAGCCATGTTATAGCCTTCAACTTGCTGACCAATAATATAAGTATCTGTTGCACCCACAGTTACGTTTGCAGATGAGGCAACAGTCATTCCAAGATAATTAGAAAAACCCGCTGGTGGAGTTACAGAACCAGCGTTTTGTTGCCCTGTTAATTTGCTATTTGCCGAAACAATTCCAGTAAATCTGTCGGTGATGTAGTTATCGGAAGTGGTGATGGCTACACTCGCCCCAGCATTACGCTGATCTATCCGCATGTCACCGTTAATGATGCGGTTACGGAAACCCAAGCTATTGACCGCTGAGATGTTGTTGCTGTTGACCGTCAACGAACCCGCAGATACCGCACCAGAAGTCGTTAATGAACTAACCGTCGTACCCGCAGCAAACGTCACCGCCTGATCCGTACCTACCGTGATCGCAGTCGTACCAGCCCCTGTACCCGTTTTGATTTCTAAGATACCCGTGGCATCTGACGTTATCTGTGCGCCTGATGCTACGTTACCCGCTTTAAGTATCGTTGCCATTTGTTATCCTTTAAACAACAACCCAGAACGAGCCGTCAGAAACCGTCACCGTTACACCGTCCGCTACCGTAATCGTTCCAGCAGACATCCCGTTATCACCCGACGCAATCGTATAGCTCGTCGCTATTGTTGCCTTATTAACAAAGATACCGTTATCTGCCCTCGGTACACTCGCCGATAATTCACCCGTACTCGGTTTATAAAGAAGTTTGGCGTTACTTGTGTATAAATTCTCAGCAGTCCCTGAAGTCGCTCCAGCAAAGACCGGATACAGGTTACTTGCCGTACTTGTATCGTTAGAGAGTGCCGATCCACCGATAGACTTCCATGCAGGAGAAGAACCGCTATAACCCTCGAACTGATTCGTCGTGGTGTTATAACGCATCATCCCCGTAGCAGGACTTCCCGGCTGCTGACCAGTAGTACCCTTGCTAATGAGCAATGCACCTGTGGACGTAAAGGAGGAGTCTGAGGAAGCCGTTAGAACCGTAAACGCGCCTGTAGTGGCTGTAGATGCACCTAT